ATTAAAGATTATGCACAAGGTAATCAGTCTGTAGACAAGTACAAACAATTGTTAAATGTTGATGAAACTGAAAATGAAAGTTGGTTTGCTATAGATTGGAATGTACTTCCTATAGTTCCAAAGTTTAGAAGAATTGCACTTGGTAAATTAAACAAGACAGAATATAATATCACCGCTACTCCTATTGATGCTATTGCACAGGCTGATATAGAAAACTACTACAAACGTACAAAAGCAAAGATGGATTTAAGGAAATCTCTTGCTAAGACTGCTCCAGGAATGGAAGAATTTAGTGCGTTAAAAAAATCTCCAAAAGATCCTGAAAATGATGAGGAACTGGAGATGCATATGAATTATACTTTTAAGCATAACGCTTCTATAGAAATGGAGCAAGGAATTGACCTTGTGTTTCATACAAATGGAATGGATGAAAAGCGAAAGCAAGTAATGGAATATTTATTTGATTTTGGTGTTGCCGGATATAAAGAGTATATAGATAGTAATGGTGCTGTAAAAGTAAGGGTAGTAAACCCATCGAAATTATTAATATCTCACTGTAATAAAAGAGATTTTTCTGACAAGATACATATGGGTGAGGTTACTGAAATGTCTATCGCTGATTTAAAACAAAGAGCAGGAGAACAATTTAGCGAAAAAGAATATCAAGATATTGCAGAAAGATTTTCAGGGACAAGAGGTTTTACAAGAATGAATACATCTAACAAGGTGTTTTCAAAAGATTATGATGACAGTAAGATACAGGTTTTAGAAATGGAATTCTTTTCTGTTGATCAAATGGTTCATGAATCTAGAACAGATAGAAGAGGTAATAAGAGGTTTGGTAGAGCAGGTTATAATAGCCAAAACAAAAGAAAAAATAAATATATAAGGTCATCTTACAAAACGGTATATAAAATATCATGGATTGTAGATTCTGAATATTGTTATGATTACGGTTTATGTAATAACATGAAAAGGGTAAAGTCAAAATTGATGGACACTGACTTATCATACCATTTATTTTCACCAGATTTCCATAACATGAAACCATTGGGTATCATGGAACAATTAGTTCCTATTGCTGATCAAATACAAATCTCTTGGTATAGGCTTCAAAACACAATTAATCAAGCGAGACCTAAAGGTATTATGATCGAACTCGGTGCTCTTGAAGATATTCCATTAGGTTCTGGAGGGCAACAAATGAAACCAATGGATGTCATAGACTTGTTTAATAAGACAGGTACGTTGGTTTACAGAAAAAATGATATTGGTGGAAAAGCAACAAACTACAAACCAATTGAAGAATTAGAAAACGGTTTAGGTAGAGATGCTATGACTTATTATCAGGTAATTCAAAACAACATTGAGATGATTAGACAGATTACGGGTCTAAATGAATTTACTGATGGTTCTACTCCAGATGCGAGATCTTTAACTACAACTGCAAAATTAGCAGCCCAAGCAACTAATAATGCTTTAGCACATATAGAGCAAGGTGAAAGATATTTACTAGAAAATCTAGCGTCATCTGTAATTATAAGATTACAAGACAGTGTTAAGAAAAATCCAATTCAAGGTTATGTAAGGTCTCTAGGTAATAAATCTATGGAGTTCTTTAAAATGTCTCCGTCAGTTGGTAAGCATGAATTTGGTGTTAAAATTGAAGATCGACCAACAGAAGAGCAGAAACAAAGATTAATGCAAATTCTTCAAGGTAGCGTTGCTCAAGGACAAGTTGATTTTGAGGATGCTGTTTTTATAGAGCAGATAACAAATTTAAAACAGGCACAACAAGTTCTTGCCTATAGAATGAAAAAGAAAAGAGAAGAGGCTCAGGCTAATGCTGAAAGACAACAGCAAATGAATGGTCAAATTCAACAGCAGTCTGCTCAAGCAGCAGAACAGTCTAAGCAACAGACTTTGCAAATGGAAATGGAAATGAAGATGCAGATGGAGAAGATGAAGGCTGAGTTAGCATCTAAGTTGCAGAAAGAAAAGTACGAGTACGAACTGGAAATTGAAGGAATAAGACAAGCATCAAACATAGAGCGAAACGCAATGGATAATCTTCCTACTAAAGAAATGGGTGTGAAGATGATGGAACAGCCAGGAGTTTAGCAATATGACTAATAATTAACAAACAACAAAACAAATTATAATTATGGAAGAACAATTTGATTTATCGGAAGTAAAAGTCATTGACGAAAATGGTGAGTCTCAACCAGTAGAAATACCACAAGAAGAGACACAGTCCGAGACTTCTGAAACAGAAGAGGTAAAATCAGAAACAGAAACAGAGGTAGAGGTTACTCCTGAAGATCAAACAGAGGTAGAGGTTACCTCCGAAGAGAAAACAGAGGTAAATGAAACTGAAGAAAAAACCAAAGAAGAGGTTGGTAAGCCAGACGAGTTGTTTAGTCAACTTGACGCTATATCTAAAGATTTAAGCAACGGTAAAGCCGAAACCTTAGAAGACTTTTTTGACGAGTATGCAAGGATGAGAGATTCATCGAATGCTCAATTTAAAGATGACTACATTAAAAATGCAGTCGAATATTACAATAAAACTGGAAACTTGACTCCGTATTTAGAGGCAACTTCAGTTAACTATTCCGAAATGTCTGACGAAGCAATCATGAGACGTGATCTTGAACAGGCTAACCCTACTCTTTCAAAAGGGGCAATTGAGAGATTGTACACTAGGGAGATAGTTAACAAGTACTCTTTAGACGAAGACAGATTTGATGAGGATGAGGTAGAACTTGGTAAAGAACTTCTGGCAGCAGATGCGACCAAACTAAGAGATAAGTATGTTGACGAACAGAAAAACTTCACTCAGCCTGTTAAAG